TCGTTCCGGAGGCGAGGATGTTCGACCACCCGTCGAACTGTACCTTTCTCTCTGGTCGTTGGTATCCCAATGCTGGTTCATATGTGTTCGGCCCTCTTATCGGCCGGCAGATAGCCAAACTTTGGTGGACTGTGCGCCCACCTGCTCCCCGCCACCGTGACGCCTATCGTCGAGGCGTCGCCTGTGGCATCTGGGGTGTTGGCCACGGCATCCCCATCCTACGTGAATTCGTCACTGGGTGGGGTGTTGGTGAACCGCTTGGTGAGAAACGTAGCGTTTATCGCGGCGTGTCCATTGACTGGCGAGAAGATCTGACCGCGTTTGTGGCTTGGCGGTATGGCCTGAGCCATGTCGACGTCCTTGAGTGTTGTGCGTGGTTGAGTTCTTTGCCACGTGAGCCTTTGTTTCTCGTTCATCCCGTGCTTTCACGCATTATGGACGTTGATCTGGTTGGCACTCAAGAACGTTTCGCGGCCTGATCCCCTCCGGTATACGGTTCGACTCCGTTCATTTGCCCCTTCTCTTCTCGTCATCTTCGATGGAAGCTGATCTTCGCTCTCGCTTGGCCTCTGTTGGCCTCGCCACGGCCGCTTTCGACTGGGTGTTGAAAGCGTGCCATCCTGCTGGCCCCGGTGTGTCACCCGGATTGCCAGACATGTCTACCGCCTCGGTGTTCCGGCCTGAGTTCAAAGATACATGTGTTGTTGCCTGGACTGGTGCTATTGGCGCCAGCTGGGATTGCATCGCCTGGCGCCCGCCAGGCGACAACGTGTGTCTGCGATGGGCTACGGGTCCGGCGGGTTATGACTTTACAGGGGCGTTGGCGCCCACGTTGGTTGGTGCGTGCATTATGCAGCCCACTGACTGGATTGCCTCAGCCGTTGACCAGTTCGGCCCCCCCCCTGTTTCAGCGGGCATTGCCTTGCAGTCGTTGACTTCGCGACCACTTGCTTGGCGTCATCAGTATTCGAGTGTGACTTCGTACTTGACTGCATCTGCTCTTAATGACCAGGGCACTTTGTACGTTTCCACTTTTGATCGACCTTTTGTCGCCAAGACACTGCAACCGTGGGCTTTCAATTACCCACCTTTAGCACTTCCACCTTACTACCAGCAGTGTATCACCTCATTTCCAACGGATGAGAACCGTATCATGTTGACTGATCCCCGGACGTATATGGCACCTGCGCGCGATGGCGCGTACGTGCCGTTGCGGCTTTGCGGACCAGTTCAACCGTTTGTCTCATCCAATCGAATTGGTGATCAATTGATCGCTCGTTTTCCCGGTACCTGTATCGCGTACGATGGCTATGGTATCACGTCGGCTGACGGCATGCAAGCAATGCCCAACCTCCCCATGTTCCCATGTGTTGCGAGTGATACCTCGTCGCCTGGGATTGTGTCTGTGCCCGCTTGTTTTGCCGCTGGTGCTGCTATACCAGCTGGCAACTTCTGGGCTTCGGACTCGGGTTATGACAACATCTCGCATGCTGTGTTTCTTTATCGTGGCCTTTCTGCGAATGCCACGATCACTTTCAAATGCATTGCGGGGCTTGAAGTCATTCCACGTGTCGACTCACCTATCTTGCAATTTGTTGCTAAACCTGTGCGGTACTCTGCTGGCGCACTTGCCTTCTACCAAGCTGTGGCAGAGGAAATGCGCGCCGTGTACCCCGGTTCGTTCAATTCGCTTGGCACAATTTTGCAAGCTGTTGGTCAGGCGGCGGCAGCCATCTGGCCGACTGTGCGTGGCATGGGGGCGTCCGTGATCCCCTATGTTGATAAAGCGCTTGGGTTTGGGCAGCCGGCCCCCATGTCGACATCGCAAGTCGTTCGACTTGCCAAGCCAGCCCGCGCGATGGGGCAATCATCGCTCCAGAGCGCGTTGCGTTCATCGATTAGACAGAAAACGCGTCGTCCGCGTGCTCCTGGTCGTGGTAAACGATCGGTTTCGGTGTCTACGCGTCGTTCGGTTGGTTCTCGCCGTCGTTGAGCGGCGACTTGTCCTGGGGTAAGACGTTAAACTATCCTCGTTTGGCCCGCGGTGTGGCTAGGTTGCGACTTATAGCACGCTTTAGGTGCGAT